TCATGGTCAATGGCTTCGTGGCAAATCTTAAACTTTTCTTGCATTTCAACTGCAACTTCATCTTGTCTTTGCTTCCTTTCGGCACGCGACTTAGCACTAGCCTCTTCCATTTGTTTTTGTAGTTCTTGTCTATCTACAATACTAAGTTGGTTAGTATCTATGCTTGACCACTTACCCTCAAAACCAGTTTTCCAATTACCATAAGTGCAGAACATGTGTCCGCCAACCTGGTTGACAGCATAATACCCAGACTTCTGACCGCCTGTATCTGGTTTACCGCCTATTGCTTTTACTGGTACTCGTATTATCTCACCAGTAATTTCTAAGAAGTCTACAAGCAACCCCTGTGCTTGCATCTCGTTTATTAAATCATGTGTACTCTTACCTGTGCTAAAACCAAGGTCGTTATAGAGTATGTCCTTTTTCAGGTACTTTGTTAAATCCATTTGCAGCTCTCTCGTCATCTAACTGCGCTTGCACATTCGCCCAGTTTAGATATTCCCTAACAATAGACGTAAAGATCCTTTTCCTGTTATCTCTATCCCATTTGTGCAATGGTTTTTGATCTTCCTTTCCTGCTAGTTCTAAATAAATATCTTTGGTTTGTGCTATGGAATATTCTATTCCTGTATCATTCAGTTGTGCTTTGTTGGGTAGTCTTTCTCCCTCCCCAATCTTTTTTAAATGAGCCATACAGCACGCTCCAAGCCAGTGTTCTCCATCCTTTCTTAAAAAAGGCCCAGCTGGTGCTTTACAATAAGCACACAGCGTGGGTCTGTTCTTACCATCAAAATTAAAATGGTGCGTCATCCTCGCTCGCCACTGTAGTACCCATTGCATCTAAGTCTGCTTCACTAGGACCAGCTTTTATATTGTCGTTCTCCACAGGTTTCGGCTTTTGATTAGTAGCCTGCCAAGTCTTACCCCAATCTTCATTAATCTTTAAATAACCATTGTCATCTTTGACTAACTCAGCTGATACACTTTTACCCATGAAGGCAGTAGATGTATCTTTTGGTGGTTCTTTTAAACCCATCGCTTGCGCCATGAGTAGCATTGACTTAACACCGCTATCTACATACTTGGGATTATCGTGGCCAACAGTAAAGGTATGATTCAATCTGATGCTACTACCATCAATCTCAAAATACATCTTGCACCCACGCCATCCGTTTCTACCTTCTACCAACGCTTCTTCTTCGCCTTGCCAATGCAGAACATGTCTACCTGGCTCAACTGCCGACTTGCCTTCGTTAGAGGCATCTACATTAAAATTTGTTAAATCCATTTTTTACTCCTTTTTAAATCCAACATTTATATTCTGAACACTCATCCTCTTTTGATCCACAATGACGACAATATCCGTCCTCATCGTATTGTGGCTCATCATCGCAAAAGTGTTCGTTAAGTTCTTTAGTATCAATCACTTTAACATTTGCTCCCTAATGGCTTGCCATTCAAAAGGCATTTCATTATCAAGACCAAATCTATTCTTAGCTTGGAAGCCAGGTGTCTCTTGTGTAAAGATAGTTCTGTCTCCTTGCTTTAGCTTAGTAGTCATACCACCGCCTTTACCTTTTACTTGGATAGTACCTATCTTGTAATTAGCAAAGAATACCGCGTCGCTGTGTTCAATAACTAAGTCAGCTGCTTTTCTATGCAACTTAATTTGGTGTCTGTCATGTGGTTCGCTTGATGGATCTTCATACCTTCTTACTTCATTATGTGCAATCTGTAAAACAGTAAAGCCTTTATCTCGCAACTGATTGAGTAAAGCAAGATACTCTTTCCATATCTCTAAACAAGCGGCATAGCCTTTTCCGTATGCTGGTGAACTGATATCTGGCCAACCATTCTTTTCACAAACATAGTCGTGCATTAAAGTTTCTAACCAATCTAAACTATCTACTATGACAGTTTTGTATTCGCTATCTTCCTCAATTAATGACTTTAAATTATCTTGTAATTCAACATAAGTTTTAGCTACAGGAAAATGAGGACACTCAATTTTACCTATACCATCTTCTGCTTGTACTATGATTGGTTTATTCATAGTTGCACCAAAAGATGTTTTACCGATTCCACCAGGACCATAGAGAACTATGATGGGTGGTTTTAGTTTTGCCTTTTGTCTAATATTAGCTAAAGACATTATTGCACCTCAATCTTTTTTTCTTCTGTTGGCTCTAATATGTTCTTCATACGAGCCTCATAAGAATTAAGTAAAGTATTTAAGTCATCAATGTCATTGTTGGCTTTAATAATAAACTCGTCTCTCACTTGTTTCTTCTCTTGCCATCTAGCCATCAACTCTTTTGCATTGTCTGGCATTTCATTTATCTTATGTTCTTTGCCATCATCCGCAAACTTTATTGTTGGTTCATCAACATTTTCAGTTGTATTTTCTTTTACCATTTCAGTCTCCCTGTTGGTTTTGTTTATAAGTATCACAAGCATCTTTAGCATTACACCAACGGCATCCGTCTTTGCTATAGTTGTATGTGGGTATTTCCTCAAAGCAAGCTTCGGCAGCTGGCTTCAAAGTTTCATAGGCCCATTCAACTAAGTTAATAGCTGATATGGAATATGATCTAATTGGACCATCTTTGTGCCAACCTCTTGGTTGTACTATGGTCATTTGAACTGTGCAGTCATCTCCGTATCTTGATAATGCACCTAGTGCATAGATACGCATTTGTGGGTTGTCTGCTTCTACCGCCCACTTACCAGATTTAAGATCTATTATCTCTATCATGTCCTTACCAATGAGTATTGCATCTGCTGTACCCCACAAGTCCATGTGTATTTCTGGCATGTTAACTTTTTCTTCTATCAATGGTCTTGCAACATCAAGCTCCATCATTCTCTTATCTATGTAATCAACATAAGTATTAGCACAATCAATCATCTCTTGGTCAACTGTGATATCAAAATCTTCTACATGATGCGTTGTGTCTAAATAGTATTCTTCTATTGTAAGATTATTTAATCTACCTTTAAGTAATGTCTCTACCATTTCGTGAATCAATGTACCTGTCGCTGCAGGTATGCCTACTTTGTACTCTACTTCCATGCTAGACAATAGCTGTGGCATGCCAGGGCAAGCCATCCATATCTTTGCTGCTGAAGGTGAAAGTTTAGCGTGTGCCATCTACAGATATATAAGAGTCGTTTTCCATCTTTTGCACATCTTTTAAATCATAAAGTATCTTTCCACCAATCTTGAAATAGCTTGGACCTTGTCCTCTATATCGTCTGTTGTCTATTGTTTTCTTGCTAACTCCCCAGCGCTTCGCTAATTCGTCAACTTCTATGGTGTTTGATATGTCAAAATTCTTTTCTAATATATCCATAAATTTCCCTTTTATTAATATTTTTGTTTATACTAACACGATATTACTAATTATGGTAATATAAATAAATAAAATTTGGGAGAAATTTATGATGAATAAAACAGTATACGCACATACTAACATAGGAAACGAAAAGGATTGGGACCAAGAGATAGATAAACTTGCAACCAATAACCAAGTAGCTGGAACGCATTACAAGCAATCTAAGATACAGCCTATTGATTATATATACGCTAACAACCTGTCTTATAACCTAGGTAGTTGTTTAAAATATATAACCAGAAGTAAAGGAGAGAAACAGGATAGGGTGACTGACTTGTTAAAAGCCAAACACTTTATAGATCTTGAATTACAGATGGTTTACGGAACAGATGCTAAAGGTAATAATATAGGAGACTATTCAGTAGAAGTTTCTCTATAACCATGAGGTAGCTATGAATTTATATGAGTTTGATGATCGTATCTTAAACGAAAGGAACGGAAGAAAGCCTGTATATATAAACAAACATCTTGCTAAAAAGTTTAAGGATTTTTGTGAGACTGAACAGAAAGAACCACATAAGGTGGTTGAGTATCTAATATCTTTAGGTATGAACTCTGTAAAGCATTACGAAGAACCTAAAGTGTCTGTTGACATCGAAGCTCTTTAAATAGGTCTTTTGTATTCTTTAGCGTGTCCCACGCTTGAACATCCTCGTCTTTAAAACTTATCTGCTTTAGACCCTCTGGAAACATAAACTTAACTGTTTGATGCTTTAAAGCAACCAAAGCATAAACATCTATAGCATCTTCTGAATAGAATCTTTCTTTGGTATAAGCGCCACGCCTAAAGTCATATATCCATGACACTCTACAGTTTTGTATTTTTGATTGTGTTTTAACCTGGCACTTGTATAGCGTATGGTCAACATCAAAGATGATATCTGCCTCCGCGCTGTGTGGAACTATCGTTACAGTATCTGCGTGTAAAGAAAGTAGCGAGGCTACTAAGTATTCTCCAGATCGGCCAACTCTTTCAGATTGGCGCGGCATGGGTTTATTTGCTAAGCAACCTGTTTAAATACTCTAATCGCTCTTGTTCTTTAGTAGATAGCTGACTTTCTGCCTCTTCTGTTACAGCACCTGTCAACCTTGCAAGTCTTGCTGTTGGTAGTGCTGGTGGTGTTGGTATACCACCTAAAACTCTTTGTGCCTGACCAGTTTTTAAGGCAGCCTCACCTATTAACCTTGGCGACTGTAATGGTAATGTTGCTAATAATGATAAATCTCCTAATCCAGCAGCTGCAATAGCAGTTCCTCCACCAACAGCTCTTTGCAAACCCCTTGGAGTTAATTCTGCTAGAGCTTGACCTGATAAATCTGGTAATAATTCTGGATCTAATTGTTTTAAAAATTCTAATCTATTTCCATAAGATGTATTAACATTATTTCTCATAGTAGATTGCAGTTTTCTTAGTGTTGTACCAGCATTTGCTTTTTTACCTAAAGATAACTCATTAGCAATTTGTTTTTCCAACTTTATAGCCTCTTCATACGGTTTCATTACGTCTGCATATTCTGGAACTTGTTTTAATATTTGTTCTTTAACTTGGTTTCTTAAATCAGCAACAACTCTAGCTTCTTGTGTGGACTGAGCTTGCAATGGATATAAGTCATCAATTTTTCTTTTTAATATATCCACACCTTCTGCTGTGTGAAATGCTGCATCTGATGCAAATTCATTAATAACATCTTTTAGTTCTTGTATTTTTTTAATTGTTGGTGCTGAATATTTCGGCACAACTTTTGTTGCTCCTTTCGGTTTGTAAAAAGCATCTTTAACAATGTTATCTATTGCATTATTTATAGGTACAAAATCTATAGTTTTTTCTGCAAGTTTTAAACCCTCAACACCTTTTGTATATTGTGCGGCCCTTTGTGATCCCATTTCTTTTAATGCCTCAAAAGCCCTATTTGCTACATCTTGAGGGTCTGCCTGTCCTCTTAAATTTTGTAAAAATCTTTGTTGTGCTTCTCCACCAATTCTACCAGCTTGTACTGCTTGCGTTATAGCTTCACCACCTACACCAGTAGTTAATCCAAGCAATTCTCTAGTTCCAGTAGCTATAACTGGAGCAACGGCTTGTGTTCCTTTTATTAAACCAGTAACAGGATCAATTGCTGTCCCAACTTTTTTTGCTGTTTCTGCTGCTTTTGAAAGGCTTGGAACTTTAGCAGTAGCTGTCGCTCCACCTGTTAAAATAATAGACGCATCTGCTAAAAAACCAGCTGGATCTTGTGCAAAAGTTTGTTTTATATTTTCTAAACCGCCATATCTATTTGCAAAATATTGGCCCAATGCTCTAGCAGTTTTTTCATCTTTTTGTTCACCAGGTACTGCTAATTGAATTATTCCCTTACCAAGACTTAAAATAGATTTTGCTGTAGTAACAGGATTTATAATTGTATTTACTAAATCAGCACCTAATTGATATGCGCTTCCTGGAAAATTTTGTATTGCTTGTTGTACTATTGGTTTTTCTTTTTTTGCAGCGGTAACAACAACTTCTTCAATTTCATCAATTTTTTTTAAATCTTCTAATAAAGACATTTTATTGTCCTTGCTGTTCTAACATTTTTGCAAATCTTAAAATAGATTGCCTTTCTTCTGGTGTTGTTGCTTTTTCATATCTTTTTAAAATTTCTTCTTTTGGCAATCTTTGAAATTCATCAAACAATACTGAATCAAGAATATCATTAAAACCAGATGGTTCTTCTTTATAACCTTTTAATGTTCCTTGTTGAGAATAATAATCTATAGCTTTTTGTTTTGAATTATAAATTGCTTTTATTTTTGCACTAAGCTTTTGCAATCTTGGTATATTAAATTCTTCTGGCAATGCTTGATTAAATGTTGCCGCAATAAGCCTTTTACCCTCTTGCTCAGTAAACTGCGCTCCTAATGTTGCTCTAAGCGATTGATAAACAATGTCACTTACCTCATCTAAAAATCCTGTAGCCTGTGGAAATATTATTGGTTTTAATACATCAGGAGTTAGCCCTATTGTTTTACCAGAAACATCTTCCTTGCCAGATGCAAGTCTTTGTAATTTATTATCCAAATTTGATATGTTTGCTTCTGCTTGTTGCTTTTCTCCAGTTTGCCATTTTACTAGCGTTTGCCCAAAAGCCTCATCAACCTTTTTTTGTCCTGGCGAGATGTCAACACCACCAGGCAATTTTGCTTCTCTAATTAGTTTTTGCAACTCAGGACTTTGTGATCCTCTACCAGTTGATTGTAAAAATGCTAACTTTTCTTCAGGTGTTTTTAAGCTTTGATAAAATTCATAATCTTGCATACCAGCCGTTCCTGATGATTTGGTACCAAACGATCTAGGGTCTAAACCAGCTCTTAATAATTTAATTTGTTCAGCATATCTTGGGTCTTGTCCAAGCTCTTGTAATAACTTATCTTGTTTTGCTTGTTGCATTTGCTGTTCAGCCAACTGCATCCTTCTAGGATCACCAGATAATATAGCAGAAGATTTACCTAGGCTTCTTTGTAAAGCAGCTAAACCTTCCTGCCTGCGCATGCGCGCCTGCTCTGGAGACACTTGCTCCATTGGGTCATAACCGCCAATCTCTGTTAGGCCTCTGCCTACTCTTTGACCT